TCTGGCGGCATTGGTGGGAGAACTGTGTGATCTCTAATCTTGACACTAATGTTGGCCATTGCTCCAGCTAGGGTTGTACCCCAGGCTCCAAGCCCTATCGTCCCTGTGTAAGCAACATACCCCTTGTGATGTGTAGCTGTCACAGTTGATGCGTACGGCAATACCATGGAAGCTATCGCACGCGCATAAAGGGATGGATAGAGCCTGTCAGCTGACTTAGCCAGCGAGTAGTAATAAACCTCATTAGGGGCATATAGGGCTACAATTGTGCTCAGCATTAACTGGTTCCCAAATAGAAATGAGTCTGATGACTTCGTCGTGCTCCTTCGTGTTAGGTCGGACATGAATGTTGCATTGACCCTTGGGACATGAACACCCAAGAATGCACAGAATGCCACGATGAACTCTACTGACTCAGGGTTTCTAGCTATGTAAGCTGCAGCAGCATCAAGGAGCAGGGCCTCTGACTTTGCTTCCACCTGGTTCAGTGATTCAGCTAAGTGCGTTAGCCTGGCTTTCGGTGGGGGAAAGTACACAGTCGGTTCCCGGAAAGGTGAACTGTAGTAATTCTCTGTTGAGTACCCAGCAATTGCTACATCGACTGCTGCTGCCGTTGACTTTGCCTTCACACGTGTACAGAATGTCTTTAGCGATCTTTTCCCAATGGCTATATCGAGGTTAGGGTAGGTCTTCTTGATTGCTGTGTCATATAGGCTGGCTGCTGAGACACCCTTACGGTACTCACCCTGGTGTATGGCATCTTTCAACAATGTGTAGTTATGACGGACCTTGCGTGTGTCTGCAGCTTGTAGCACTGCAACCCTCCGCTTCCCGATTAGGTTGATTACTGAAGTTGAGCACACAAGCTCCTGCGCTTCAACGTACTTAAGCCATCCTGGTGTCACAGACATCACCTGAGATAACAGTGGTAGTGATATATTCTCAAGTGACCGCATATACCCGAGTAAAGTTTTGGTCTCTGCAGGAGAAAAGGGCTCTGTAGGAAGTACAGCCCCTGTCATCGATGCTGCCTCATTTATGGCGCGCGATATAACACTCCTCCCAGTAGTATCAGCTAGGTCTGTTGAGAACACTGCTTCTGATATAACCTTCATGAGGGGATTTCTCGATGGTGCAAGGTGATCTAGGAAGTACGATAGGACCACATCCCTGTTTATGTTCAGTGCCCCACATAGGCATTCTATTTCTATTGGTGCACTGTACTCGTGATTTACCTCTGATGCTATCATCATCCTGTCCGGCGGGGTTAACCCAAGCCCACCTAGTGATGTCGGGGTGCATAGGAACAGGCCAAGCACTGCGTAGTTTGATGAGCCAGTTATCCTTTCTAAGGCCTCTAGAGCTAGGATGTTCCGTATAATTGTCATCGGTACCAAACTAGCACCGGATCTCACTGCTGCCTCAACCTGCGATGAAACCCGGGCTAGTGATAAGGACATTGGGTTTAACCCACGCAGTGAGCCCGTGGTGCCGACAGAGCATGACTCCTTAATGTAGGATGGGATCAAGTGATTGTTGAAACACACTTCACCGAGAAATTCCCAGACGGAAGTCGAAATGATGGTCTTACTCAGATTGAAATCCAGCCCGTGGTCCAAGTAAACCCTCTGTATCGTGGTGAGGACCCTCTTTATGTCTGCAGCTGTAAAAGACTCAGGGAGGAGGACACGTAGGAGGCCATCATCTGAATATGTAAGGAGGTCCCCTGACAGGCCACAGGACTCTAATGCGATTGTCATCAC